AGCCTTATCAGTTCGTGCGGGTAGTCGGTATAAATAGTTAGCAGGTATTCATCGCCGTTAGCAGAACTACGCACATAATCTAAACCGCCATCCAGCATGTACTCTTTGCCGTTGTTGTCTAGGTGAGTTACATAGTCATGCCGGTAGCGAGACTCAAGTATCGTACCGTCAGGCGTTATCATTCTGTTACTTAGGATGGGTATAATTTCTTGCGTCATATCCTATCTCCGAGTGAGGTAAGATGTAGTCTCTGGCGGGAATTTGCTGTTGGTCCCGTTTTGCAAGCTATTGATTTAATTGGATTTAGGTAAGAGTCTCAGGGTCATATGTAATCGTTGAAGATTTCTATGGTGACCAAAATAATCCCTATTTCCTTTTTAATATCAATGGCTTACGTGTTTTGCCAGAGACTACATTATAACCTTATAGTTCGTTCATGTATGGATGTACAGTTGGGTGGAAAGAAACTATCTGTGTTCCAGACCCGACCTCGATACCATACCTTCTAACTTACTCGCAGCCTTCGCTTTATGCTCATGGTTCAAGTGCGTGTAACGCTTCATCGACTTGGGTGAAGTCCAACCACCCAGCTCCATCAACGTCGTCTCACCTGTTCCTGACATAATGTGCCAGCTAGCAAACGTGTGCCTCAATGTATGAAACACAACGCCCTTGGGTAGACCTGCATTCTTTACAGCTCGACGCCAAGTCTCATTCGTCAACGACGTGAACGAGAACGGCTTACCGTTACTGCGTACACTTCGATGCTCCTGAACAAACACATACTCAATCCCTTTCAGCTTGCTCTTGACGAGGTACGGATACCGCCGCTCAAGTTCTAGCTTCTTATCCCAGCGACGTTTCAAGATTCGCTGAGCATCTCTATTAAGAGGGAACGAAGTCGTAAGCCCGTTCTTTGCATCCCTTGCCGCCAAGTGCATCATGGTGAAGTCTTCAGAAACCGAGGTCCACTTTAAGAGCCTGATCATCTTGTTGCGTTGTCCGCAACACAATGCAAACTCAACCATGTCCGCCCTGAGTTCATCCAACCACCGCATCAACTCTCGACACTGTACAGGCGTTAAAAAGATCTCACGCTGCACTTCCGGAAGCTGCTCAAACTTAGGAGCCTTGTCGATAATCTCCAGCTCATCTCTCGCATAAACCAATACCGCACGACAGTAAGTGATGTAGTTATTAACAAAGCCATTTGATACAGGCTCTCCAGTCCACCGGTTCTTTCTCTGTCTAACCTCAGACAGAAACTGCAACGGCAAAACTTTCTTTTGGAAACTCGTAATAGGCAGGTCTCCCCACCGATCAATCATTTCATTCACGATGTCTTTGCAACCTTTCTGCTTTTCGTTGTGCTTCTTCGAAGGCTCACGAAGGTACAGCTCGGCTACTTCTTTGTACGTCATGACACTATCCATAAAGTATCTCCATTAAAATCCATGAAGAGACCAACAGCACTGGCACAATACCATGCTTAGATCCCTAAAAATAGGTCTGTTGCGAAGGGCAGGTAGACCAAGCCTGTGGAATCATGAGCATGAGGAGGAATGCCATGACCTTCTAGGGGAGCTAGTGAGTCTCGGAAGACTCTGGTTCTTCGACTTTGTAAGGCTCAGGCAAAAGCTTTACAGCTTCTTTGAAGTTCAAGTCAGCGCCTTTCTGTGCAGCCTGAATCAAAGTGCCCATCATTCCGATAGCTGCGTTGGTCTGCTGGGCAGTGTTGAGCATTTCCTTACAAGAGTCGCTGATGTCGTCAATCAGGTAAGGGGTGTTGTCGATATTTATTACTTTTAACTCTTCGGTCATTTTTTCTTCCTCGCGTCATCACGCACTATTTGATAGCTTCTTGGTCCGCCGATAAGCAGCTTGGCTTGCGGGAACATATAAGAGCTTTCCGCTGGAGCGCCAGTCTTGCCACACTCAGGACACTTAAGGGCTGGTTTAGTAAAGTAGGGTTGTACACCTGTCATCTCGACAAACACTGCATCAGTAAGCTGGAGACTCTTGCCCCCAGCTGTAAGCACATGCTCCTGATGTCCTAAACGCTTTGAATGTACGTTCAGGTGTGTTTCGTGCCTGCCTTCCAAGTCAACTACCCCGCGAACATACACTCGATGATCAAAAGTACCTTCTAGGTCTTCTGGGTCGAGGTTTTCCCCGCCATAAAAAACGGTTCCAACTGATCGGGATATTCTTAGAGGCATTTATATGTCCTTAGAAAGGTAGGTCGTCGTCCAAGAAGTCGTCAGCAGGCGCGGAGGCTGGTGCTGAAGCTTGGGCGTTAGGGTTAGGCTTAGGAATCCAGTAGTCCACGTTGAGCTGCTGGATGGTTGTACCGTCATCACCCATCTGCTCACAAACTTTAATGTTGTACCGGAAATCATTGCCACCGTTTGCATCAAGTGCAGCCTGCAAAGCGGCGACTAAATCGCGATTGATTTTAATAAAGCCGTCGAATTTCGGAACGTGAGCCTTAGTAGCCCAGTCGTACTGCTTGAGACGGTTCCATTCTTCAATGCGCTTTTCTTTAGGCATTGGGTATAGGCGACCCTTGCCTGCTTTTAGGGATTCAAATGCTGATGGTGTCTGGTTCATAACTGCTCTCCATGATGGATTTGTACTTGCATAGTGCCTGTGGTTCTTCGGAAAGAATCAAGAGACTCGTCTTTGTTTAACACCTCATCTTCACCGCCTAAAAATTCAAACGCTTGACGGTAGTCAATGGGTGGGGTCTTCATAATCACCTTCACGGTGGTCTTGCCATTACTGACAGAACCTTTGTACCGCTCGGCGATATCTTTTTTCAGGGAGTCACTGGTTTTACCCAGTACATCCAAGGTTTCTAAGTCGTCACCAATACGTGACTTAATGTCTGCGATCCTGTTCTGCATCGCAGTCAGTCGGTTCAATTCCTCGTCGGTCTTGATGACCTCGGGTGCATCAACCTCAATTGTTTTAACGTGCTCGCTGCGAGTAACCTCATCCCGATACTGCTCTTGAATCCAGTTGTACCAGCATCGGTAAAGGTCAAGGCGGCTAATGGTTCCCTTCTCAGGCTGTGGCAGATACTTGCGGCTCAGCAGCTCAGTCAGAAAGTCTTCCTTACGGTGGACTCGCTCTAACGTGTACTGTGGCTCAGCTGTTTCGTTCTTAGCTAAGTAACAGATAAAGTCACACCACTCGACATCCAGCACTTCCATCTGCATGTAAACCTGCATCAGGTACATGCTTCGCTTGGGTGAGAAGATAGAGTAGGGGGTCTTCGTGTACTGCGGGAAAGGGCATTTAATTTCGACACAGCCATCGATTCCGATGAGACCATCGGGACTTGCCGCGATAAAGTCATGCTCTCGGTGAACAACTAAGCCAGTCTCTTCGACCGTGTAGCCTTGCAGATCCTCTAAGAAGATTCGGGCATGGTCTTCCATAAACTGTCCGTGCGCGACAGCCGGAACCATCTTGAACTCAGACTCAGCGCCAGATAAAGCTCTTACCTCTTGGCGAACCAAATCGGCAGGCTTCATGTACGGATGCTTACCTTCTAGCGCGGCACATACAGATGCCTTGATCTTGCCAGCGCGCATACGGTGCCACTCTGGTGACCCTTGAATAGCTAGGCTCATTTGCTAGCCCTCCATCCACGCTGCTCACATAACCTAGCCCAGTAGACGCCGTCATCCGTTAGACCACGGTTGGCTAGTTGGACCTTAAGCTTGTCGTATTTCTTCGTGGCTTCGGACAGCGTCTTAGCTTCATCAAACTTGCAGAGCTTCCAGACTTCTTTGACCTTGATAGCCTCTGCTGCTTCATCTGTTTCTAAAGATATACTTTGTTCAGTTTCAGAAACATTAGCCTCTTCAATCTCTTTGATTTGAGACGAAAGCCACATGGTGTAGCCAAGACCAAACTCGCCCATAGCCTTAACCCGACACCGCTGTTTAGCAGTATTGATATCAGTTGCTGAAGGGGAGTTGATAGCCTTGCCTGACCTGTGGACAGGTAGATAAGTGATGTTGGTCTGCCCGCCGATAGTCATTCGGCAACGTACTTCGGCAGAGCCATCATCAAAATAGTGGCATTCGCGACCGGTAGGGTCTTCGGTAAATTCCCAGTTATATTCAGGGAATGTGTTCATCATGATTTCGTGCGCTTTCATCCAAGGCAGATAAGTCAGGACTTGATCCCCAACAACCTCGGTCTCGGTGCAGAATGGTGCTACGTCTATATCAGATAGTGTCGCCCAGATGTGGGCGCAAGTAAGCGTATCCATGTAATGTCTCCGTTAGTTCAAGAGACATACTACACAACCTTTAAATTTATATCAACACTATCAGATTATTATTAACTACTTAATACAGGTTTATTAATACTAATGCTATTTAAGTATTTTAAATATGGGGCGGCAGTGCGTGGTTTTCCAAAGATTTCCGTAAGGTCTTTGTTATTTTCAATAAGTTTGTATATTTCCTCACAAGATATACGCGGTCGAAGTTCAAGCATTTTTGTATCCTTCTGATTTGTAAGCCGATATCCGTATCAGCCAAAGTTAAATTGTACGTATAGGTTATTAAGAAAAAGTTAAGATGTTTTTAAGATTGACACGATCTCATCAATGTTGGCTCGTTTATTCTCATCAAGATAGGCGCTGCATAGGTGTGCAAACTGTGCTGGAGTCAGCGTGAAATTAGACTTCTCCTCGAAATCCTTAACGTAAACGATAGCTTCTAATAAGATGTTAATGTCCTTACTTTCATCTCTAGTCTTTAGATCGACCCATAGGTATAGGTCTATTTTATAAAGGTCGCAGAGCTGTACGATACGCTCCCCATCACTTGGCAGGCTACCTCGTATCCAAGCTTGAGCCGATGCAGGACTGCACCCAGTTGCTTTAACGATACTAGCCCCCCGCCCCCACTCAGGGACTCCGGCAGCGTCCAATGCAGCGCCGAATATTGCAGCTCTCTGTGTCTTTTTATTGTCATCCATGAAGTCCTCCTTTTTTTTGGATTGTCCATATAAAAACGCAAATAACAAGAGCGTGGTCATTTTTTGTTTGCTTATTAACTACTGTCAGATTATTATCTCTGCTCGATTGAAATTAAAAACTACATGGAGCTGTCATATCAATGATCTTTCGTCCTGCAAATTTAAAGCAAGACCATTACACACGCATACCAAACCTACTTCTTCGTGGCGGCA